GTTTCTGTTTATGATGCGTTCAAGCATTTAGTTGGGTGCATGACTGATAACCTGGTAGGCTTTGAATCGGATTTCTTTTTTACATTACCTTCTGATACTGACACCATCTGCATAAGCAATGGCAGATCAATAAGAACAAATCAAGATGTTGAGATAGTTGTTACGTTTGAGCAATTGTATTCAAGACTATTTGCAAAGTACGAACTTGGTATTGGGTTTGAAAGGTCGGCTGCAAATACTCCAGTATTGAGAATAGAACCCGTTGAGTATTTCTTTCAGTTAAATGAATCGGCATCATTACTTAATCAGCCCGATATTAAATTAACATTTGACACACCAAGATTGTACGCATCGGTTCGATTTGGGAATGATCCAATTTTGGAAGCAAATGAAAGTATCAGCGGTCAACCTCTTACGTTTATTCAAACACCATTCCGAGGATTTAGAAATGAATCATTTGGTTTTACCGGAGAGTGTAACACTGATACGGTCTTAGATGTATCGGCTTCTGATATTGTATTTGACACAAATACTATTGAGGATATTTTCAGAAACAACAATAATACATTTGACCTCAACAACGTAATCGTACAAGTTCAATATGTTTCAAGCGTAACACCATATTTTGAGGCTAAACAATATGATCCATACGGTATTGGTCAGAGCGTTTTTAATGGAGGATTTACTAACGAGTATGTTTCTGCCAATTGGATCAATGGCTATCCTAACTCATTATTCTCGTTTTTAGAAGAACCATTTGATCCTACAACAACAGACTTCTTAGTACAGCCTAATGTAGCATCAGAAGTATTTAATGATATTAGATTTGATTTTGATGGTGGATTTGTTTCTATCCTTCAAGAAACTGGTCACAATGCAGTATTTTTTACTGAGGTATCAGATCCTAACAACCTATTTGATTTTGATACTTACAATGTACCATTTGCAGGTCTTTATACCTTTTCATCAGGATTGGTTTATGATGCACTTAGAGTTGATGGTTTCCCTTTTCCAATAGACACTACAGAATACGGTAGAGAAAGAAAGTTTTACATTCAACAATACGATGCAACCGATACATTTATTCAAGAGTTTGAAGTTTCAAATTCAGGATCTTCAAAAATTGAAGCTTGGAGCGAACTATTAAATGTTCAGTTTGTTTGCAATCAAGGGGATAAGATCAAGGTAAACGCAGCCGGTAAAAGATCGACACAAGTTGGTGGCTTTCTTTCTCTTCAAAGATTCTTAGACAATGGTACTGTTTTAGGAGTTCCTCGACAATCATACTTTACTGGTTCAGGAATACCGTTTGACAATACCGAATTACAGCCAGTAAATATTGACGATGTTCGTTCACTTCTGTATTCATTCGAACGCCCTTTATCAATGGTCGAAATCAATTCGATTTTAGGGAATACGTCTTCACCGATTCAATTGGGGCGAACCACGGATGTTAACTCTGCAATTAACGGCTACATCAAAACACTTGAGATTCAATCTTTCACAAGGCAAAACGCTAACTTTGTCTTAAAATCAAATCAGATACTTCGATGAGTTACATAATAGCACCTAATCAACCGATTCCGTTATTTACCGAATCAGAACTTAACTCACAAGGTTGCGGCTGTGGAGATCAAGGGTATTCGATGCCAGTGGATGTAAACGATCAACTGTTTATCCAACTGATTTCAGAACCTTGCGATCCTGCATACACTAACAATGAAGCTGCTATTCAAGCATGGACTGAAAGTTATGGATCGGTGTGTGCTGATGAAGCTGATCCAACTGGGTTTTATTCTTTTACATTCAATGCCGACTATCCTTATTCGGTGTTCGCTGTAACGATTACTGTTGAATCGATTACTCAAGGCACGTTATCGGTATTGCTGCAAGGTAGTGACGCTCAATTTATTTCTTCAGCAGGAACGGTTACACTTTACTTCTCGACTGATATTGTTACGGGTGGTGACTTTACTCCAAACATAACAATCACAGGTTCGCAGTTCATTGGATGCTTTGGTGCTGATGTACAAGTTCAAGGCATACCAACAGAAACCCGGATTGCTTTTGTCGATCCTGAAACACTACTACCCATTGATGGTTTAGCGGTAAGAAATATCGAAGTAACCGAAAATGTACTTACGATCCGTTTAGATGTCAATGCTCAAGACTTAACCAACGGATGCTATCGGATTGCTGTTGCTGACTTCTGTACGAATACTTGCAGCCAATTCAGATTAGAGAACGGTTTCTTTATCAACGGTTCAGAAGGTTGGATCATAACCGAGGAGAATATTACTTGGGACATAACAACACAATACGCTTCATGTACGATCGATGAAGACGATGAGAATACCTACACACTTACTTCTGAATCGGTACTATGTCAAGATGTCGAGTACAACATTCAGTTAACCGATGTCGATGTTCAAACCGTTCAATACAGAATTGTTGCAGGTGACACCGTTACGGCTTGGTTCAATACTGAAGGAGTGTTCTCAACTTCTATTATTGCAACTGGAGCAGCACCGATTAACTTAGAGATCCAATGTCGTGCGTTAACTTCAGGAGGTGTTGGAGTTGGTGGATTCTTGGCTTTTACTTCGGTACAAATCAGCCCCGTAGATTCTGATGTTTCATTTGATCTATTTTCGGAAACAATTACGATCGGAGAATTCGAAGGATGTATAAACGGAGTGACCTACTTTAAGATCGAAGGATGTAATGGTCAGGATCAATTCGGAATGACTTTTACAAATACCGATTTCTTACCAGGTGTTCGTGTTGCAGGTAGATTGTTCCGAGCGCAATACGATGCAGACGTTGACTTGTTTAGATATTCGGACGGCACACGCAAGACCGCCTATGCTGACGTATCAAAACGCAAGACCTTAAGCATATCGCAACAACCTGAATACGTATTCGATTTCTTGTCTAAGGCTTTGTTCTTTGATGCTTTATTCATTAATGGACAATCATACGCACCGGTAGAAGATTCATTCCCTGAGATCACTTGGAACGATGCTAACGATTTAGGTGACTTGGAACTTGAACTATACATGAGAACGGGCAAACTTGTTAAGGTCGATTGTTCAGGTGTTGAAGCAGGTTGTACTCCATCCGTTCCGAATGATGTTGTTAACGGCTTGCTAACTCAAAACGGAGATCAAATCTTATTGCAGAATAACGATATTTTGTTAGATCAAAATGGATAGTTATATTTGCAACTATCTTGTGCAACTGTTGGTGCAAATCGATTCGACCAATGTAACTGATCGATACAAACGTAAACCCATAAAATAATGGCTTGCGTATCATATTGCGATGAAGCATTACCATCGCACAATTTGGTTGATTGCAACGTTTATTCTTTAGGTGGTTCTCCTGCGATGATCGTTGGGGCTTGCGGTACTACACTTGCAGACCCATCAGACGCTACTGAAATTCAGGCTTTGCTTGATGAAGGAACAGCTACACTTATCGAAGACGTTCGAATTGCTCTACCTGCGGGCGCACCGGTTACAGTTGATTCTCCAATCGGCTGCGGTCTACCTATCAGAATTAACGAAGATCGTACTCTTACAATCTTTGATGCAAACGTAACTGATGAGAATGTCGATTTCTTCGATGATCTTAACAACAGACGTTTAGCTTGGGCATTGATCTACTTGTGCGATAGTAACAAGGTTGTATTTATCAATCCTGCGGCAGGCATCACAAGTTCAATTCAGTTTGTTATTCCTGAACAGAACAACGAATTGCAGAACTTTACTGGTGTTTTGACTTGGAGAGATAAGGCAATCCCGAAACAATATCCTGCACCGGTTGGAATTTTCTAACTCGGTTAAAATCAAAACGAAAGCCCTCGATATTATCGGGGGTTTTTTGTTTAAATTTGTCCTATGGCAAAAGATAAACAAAACGATTCGGGCGTAGTTCTTTATGCGTTCGGTCATAAGGCTTACTTGTATGCAGCTTATAACATAGCGTATTCAATTAAGAGATTCAATCCATCGGTTCACATCACTTTGTTTTGCGAGAATGAAAACACAACACGCTCTACAATTTGGAACTGTCAAGTGTTTGATCGATTGATTCAGATTAACCCTGAACGAATCCGAACTAACGGGAAGTTTGATCCTGGCAAAGTAAAGGTCACAATGTACGATTCATTGCCGTACAAGTACAATCTATACTTAGACTGCGATGCTGTTGCTATTAAAGACATTCAGCCTTTAATCGATGAGTTAATTGCGGACGGCAAAGAATACATTTCACACACGGTCGGATATCACACAATCGATCAAGGTGTTGGGCTTATTCCATCAATGCAATGGGCAAAGGCTGAAAAGGTTTGGAAGCATTGGGATCTTACCAAAGAATCCGTTTTACCTGCGATCAATTCATCCTTACAGTTCATTGTTAAGTCGGATAAAGCCGCTGAGATTTACGCATGTGCTTCATTCTTTTACTTATCAAATCCATTGCCTATTAAAGACCTACATATTAAGTGGGGCGGTGGTCAACCTGATGAGTTATACATGAACGCTGCATTTGCTCGATTAGGTTACGATCCTGCACCAACGAATCAACCTAAGGCAGATATTGGAGAAGGTGGTTACATTCACTTCGCAATGAGGCGAAATGCCACCATCGAACAAGTACAAGAACAGTTCTACTTACAATCATATTACGGAGGTCGTGGGTTTACTGCTTCATTCTATACTGAGTGGATTGATCGGTTACTATTTAAGTGGCATCACGAAACAAAGGATTCTCACCTTTACAAGATTTCAGAAATCGTTAAGAACAAACACGCTAATAAAAAGTAATGGCAAAGGATACTTCACATATTGACTTTTGGAACAGCGAGAAAGAGGTTGGTGAATTTCTTGCATCATTGATTAAACTTACTAAGGCTCGAACAGTTTTAGAGGTCGGAGTGTTTCAAGGTAATACATCAATGCCAATGATCGAAGCTTTACCGATGGGAGGCTATTACGTAGGTATTGACATCGAGGACTTACGACTTGACCAGAATATTAAGGGTTGGAAGAAAGACGGTTGTGTTGTTGACTTTATAGAAGCATCATCTCATAAGGCTTTAGAGAAATTGCCTACTTATCATTTCGATTTAATATTTGTTGATGCTGCTCACCATTGGGATCACATCTTACCGGAATGGAAATTAGTTGAGAAACTACTTGGGCATGGTGGCGTTATTGTTTACCACGATTCAATGCACATTGCAGATGTTAACCGATTAATGGTTTATGCAATGAACTACGGATGGGAATCGGCAACCCTTAAAACACCTGAGTTAAGAGGCTTAACGATCTTAAGTAAAAACTTGTAACTTTAACCAACCTTAAAACACACACCATGAACTTTTGTAAATCACGTTCTTGCGGTTCAAACATCATAGACAAACCATCAACTAAAGCAGTTGCATAAATGATACTTACACCACTTCAAATCGATTTAATCGTTAAGAACTTTGTTGAGGTTCATAAGGGGCGAATGAATGCCGATAAGTCAAGGCATCAATACTTACCTGAATATTGGACGGGTTACAACTATTGTCTTCAACAATACGATGCGATTGAACCGCACGTAAGGCAAGATGTATTCCCTGCTAAGTTATTCGAGCAACGTGCGCCTAACCAATCTGAACTACAAGCAAAGTACATAAGAGCGAATTACAAAGGAACTACTACGCCAGTATTCGAGGACTTTGTAAATACTGTAGGTCGTGCTTTTGCCGAACAGAATTGGTCGTTAAAGGTCAATCAAGAACTTGACAGTCGTTACGTTGGCGAATCGTTTAAGAAGTATGCAGGCGAACAAATTCCAATCTTTGGTTCTTTGGAGTTATGGGCTAAGTCTATGCTGCCAACATTGAAGCTTAAGGATGCAAACGGTGTAATCGCTATACGTCCAATGTCGCTTGATTACATGCGGTCAGAAGAGAATGAGGTTATTACGGATGCAAACGGTAACCCCGTGCTATCTAATGAACTTATAAAGCCTATTCCGACTTATCATTCAGTTCATAGAATCGTAGGTCAGCAGCTTGGTGAATGGTACTTAATTATTACTGATGAAAGATCAGAAGTTTTAGTAGGTAATAAAAAGGTTCGTGAAGGAATTGTTCTTGAACTTTACGATGGGCAGTCAATTTATCGCATTGAGCAAACGGGCAAAAAGGAAAGTTATAAGTTTGCAGATCCGATTATATTCTATCAGCACGAACTTGGCTATGTTCCGGTTATTAAACTCATGGGCATTCCGATCTTAGCAGCCGGCACACTTGTTTATAATTCTCCCTTTGTTACGGCTGTTGGATTGCTTGACTTGGTGCTTTTGGATCAGTCTTATTTGCAGATCAGTAAGGCAACATCAGCATTCCCGTTTATGGTTGCTATCGGTGACATTTGCGACTTTGAGCAAAACGGTAATAAGTGCAACGATGGTCAAATTTGGACGGGCGAAAGAACAACGACTTGTCCTGCTTGTTCAGGTGCAGGTATTCGTTCTCGATTCAGTCCAACTGGTCAACTACTTATTAAGCCTAAGACTTCACTTGCCGATGGTGACAGTGGGTTATCCGGTAAATACTTAGAGTTCGTTTCTCCTTCAATGGAAACGCTCGAATTCTTAAGGCGTGAAATAAACTTCCAAACAGATAAGGCTCGTTCAATTCTACACCTCAACACTTCAGATCAGGCTGCAAATTCTGGTGAAGCAAAAACTGCAACGGAAAGCATAAGCCGTAACCGTGCAACTCACGCATTCATTAAACCTATCTCAGATCAGATGTTTGCGATTGTGGAGTTCACTTACAACACCATCGGACAAATGCGTTACGGTGAATATTACGGTGGAATTGAATTGCAGAAACCAACGACATTCGATATCGCAACACCTTCAGATTATCTTTCGATCATTACCGAGGGAGTTAACGCAGGAGTGCCGCCACACGTAACATATCAGAACCTTTACAACTATGCTTATTCAATAAACTCGTCTAACACGAAAGTCGTTAAGATGCTTGATTTGATCTTTGCAGCCGATAAGATTCTGACATTGTCCAGTGCTGACATCATTGCCCGAATTGCAAACGGTACTGTTGAAAAGTATCAGGACATCTTACACACTTCAGCACCTCAACTTATTGCGATGCTCGATGGTACATGGGAGGCTTCAGAACTTTACCCTACCTTCTTCGATCAGCCTATTGCAGATCAGGTGGCACAACTTGAACAAGCTGCTAAAGACGAACTGATTGAAGTTGGAGATCCTATTGCTGAACAGATACGATTACTTACTAATCCTCCAATCGGGGCTTAATGGCTGAATTTGAAAAGTTAGTTAAAGATAAGCAAAGGTTATTCGATGAAACCCCTGCGAACCTTGCAACTGCTTCTGTTGTGGCTCAACGCCAAATTTGGAATGAAATTTCTGATTTAGTTGAATCATTAGAAACCGATCAAGATGGTCGAATTGCTCAAACGCAAAACAACATTCGAAAGATCGGTGAGATTCAAACCGCTTTAGTTAGTGCTATTGCAGGAAGTGAATACATCGATGCGGTTCGTACTTTCTTGGGAGATATAGATGAAGGTGCAAGGCTTTCAGATGATATTGCCAGGCAAATACAAAGATCATTTCAACCGTCCGAAGTCGTTCAGCAACTACTTGAAATATCTAAGCAGAACGCATTACAATCGCTCTTAGGTGAATCGATGCGTGCAAGGGTTACGCTTCCATTTGTCGAGCAACTAACTTCAGCAGTAGCAACAAGATCAACGCTTAGAGAAACGGTAAGAGCATTAAGAACCGTTATTGAAGGTGACAAAGATGTAGACGGTCGATTGGTTGCCAATGTTCGAACGGTTGCACAAACAGCCCAAGCAATTGCAGACCGTAACTATTCCGCACAAGTGAATGAGGCGGTCGGTGCTGAATGGTTTCGATACGCAGGAAGTGAGATAGATACTACACGTGAGTTCTGTTCTGAAAGACATCAGCAGTATTACCACAAGAAAGAGATTGAGGCATGGGCAGACGAGAACTGGAACGGTAAGATCGCAGAAACAAACTCAAGAACTATCTTTTCAAATGCAGGTGGTTGGAATTGCAGACACTCGATTATTGCCGTATCAATTCGTAGAGTGCCGCCTGAAGTTGTAAAAAGAAATATCGATAACGGGAATTATAAACCTGATTAACTATATTTGTACACAATATGAGTATGAACATCGTAATGCCTGATGGTGACCTGAAACGCAATGTTTCTCCGATGGTTGCTGAACTGTTAATTCGTAACGGTGGCAGAATATTAGAACTTAAACCAATCAACATAAATCATGATGAAACCAGAAGAAGCACTGAAAGTAGTGGAGTTCTTAGGACTAAACGAACTCGAAAGCCACGAAGAAGCGAGAACGAAGTTTGAAGAAAAGTTTGCCCCTAAAGATGAGATCGGTAAGCAGATCGGAAAAGTAACGGCTGTACTCGCTCAAAAAGCAAAAGACATATTCAATCCGTTTGGCATTGAAGTAAATGTCGAAGAGTTAAAACAAGGGAAGATCGAAGATGGATTTGTGAAGCTTGGTAAACTTGCTCACGAAAACTACACGACCAAAGTAAATGAGTTGACAAAACTTGCTGAACAAGGTGGATCGACTGAAGTTATTAAGGAGTGGGAAGATAAGTTCAGTAAGTCTACTAAGAAGATCAGCACCTTAGAAGAGCAACTCAAACTTAAGGACGAAGCGATCGTTACCTTAAAGACTGAATACACACACAAAGAAGTTCAACGCAAGAAAGACGATTTCTTCTTTGGCACTTTGTCTAAGGTAGAACTTGATCCGGAAGTAGCAACAAAGGCAAACAGTAAAGCTTCGTTGTTATACGATGGATTCGTTAACAAGATTAAGTCTTCGATCAAGATTGAAGAGGATGAGAAAGGTTCGTTCTTTATCGCTGATGCTGAAGGTAACCCAATTAAGAACCCTGCAAAGGCTCACGAACATTTAACGCTTGAACAATACTTGCAAGCTGAAGCAAATAACTACGGCATCGCAAAGAAAAACCCATCAGCCGGAAAGACTATGGGATCTTTTCAAACGAAAGCAAATAATTCAAATGATGAACCTACAAGACCTTCAAACATTAGCCCTCGTGCTATGGGGATAAGACCTTAAAGATCGGTTTAAGTGGTGTTGGAAAGCCTCGGTGTTAATTCACTGGGGCTTTTTTTATTAGATCAATCCAAAGAAAGGTCTACGTGATACGGACTTCTTACCTTCACAACTCCACAACTGTCTTGCCCACCAATTCGGAGAACCTTTAGGCGATGCAATACCTGACGAACGAGCGCAGTAGTTATCGCCTGCATCAGTGCCAGGCTTTACTCGAAAGTCAGAATCTCCGAAGTGAGTTTCATTACCATCTTCATCAACTGCTTTGTATTTCTTGCCGTCTCTATCCGAACTCGTTACAGTATAACCTTTGTATTGTGGCATGTCGAATTAATTATACTGCTAAAATACGATGTTAATTACATTTAACTCGTGTAGATCCTTCGTAATCTTGACCTTGAATTGTTACGGTCGTGTTTGACTGCATTTGCTCAATGTAGTTATTGAGTTGATTGCGTGTCATTCCGCACATTTCGATTTCAGTTTCAATAGTTTGAAATTGCACACCAGGTTGTTGAGGTGCTGTTTGAAGAATCGTACATTCATAACACTTTGAACAAGATGTTAATGATGCGATTAAAATTGTTAAGGCAATAATTGAAGTTTTCATAGTGTTTCGGGTTTATTTTTTTTTGAATCTATAGTTAGTTCCTGACGAGTTTGAGGCAGTGCAATGGTTGGTCAGCAAAAGTGTTTACCCCTTACCCCTTAATAAGAGATAAACATATTTGCTAACCCTTATTTCCTTCCTGAGAATCGGTCGTTTATAGTTCGGCTGTAACCGGATAGTGTTTCGTCCTGACATTACATTTAACAGCTTTTTGTGCAATCTAATTGCTTCGGTGTTATCCTTTAAGTCGTTTGCATCCTGCACGAATTGACTTCGCAGGAATGTAATTAATGACTATGTTTCAAAGTGTTTCATCGATTTGTTTTAGTTTGTCATTCTCCCCCGTGCGTGCTGCATTGTATCAATTGTCTTCCTAAAAGGTATGAAACGACACGCACGGGATATAAAGAACGAAAAAGCCTGATACGGTTGGACACGTTCAGGCTTTTGTGTAAATCTACCCCAGTAGATAAGTCTTAAGAAACGTCCAACTGTTTCGATGACAAACATAGACATTTATTTAATATCCAAACATTTCTTACAAATATATTTTTAGTTTCAATTATTACTATATTTGCATCGCACAAGATTACTCGTTGGGATTGCCGCCCATTAAGGCATCGTTGGCGTTGTGAACAGCCAATTCAATCGCTTCACTTCATCTCAACTATTTTTAATCATGTCAATTTCACGTATCCTATCCGTGTGTCCTGAAATTCAGCGACCATTAGGAGAATTATTTGCGGAAACACAATTCCGTGAGCCGCTTCCTTTCTTGGAATTCCTTAACTCTGACATCAACACGTCTGCAATCAGAACTGAAGTATCACCAGGTGGTGGAAAGCTTCGTCAAGTTCAGGCTCGTTGGATTCAGCGTTTACCTGAATCAATCGCTGTTGAAGGTGCTGACATCAAAAACTGTTCTGCATCAGAAGAGTACGGTGATTCAACTGAACTTTACACACTCGAAACAACTGATACTTACCAAGTATCTCAGTTGATCGATGCTGAAGCAATCGCAACACACTGTCAAGATAACGACCGTTATGTACTTGAATCAATCGCACGTTTAGGTAACGCATTAGAGCGTAAAGTGGCTTCTGCTGCTGCGACTCAAACTGCTGCTCAAATGGGTGAATGGGGTACTGAGGTTGAAAACTTTTTCACTGTAACAAGCGATGCACTTGTACTTCCTACCAAATTAGCAGATGGTTCAATCGCTCCATTTACTTTACAGCAAATCCAACAAGCAACTCAGATGGCTGCTTATCCTGGAGCGTTCGTAGGTTTCGGTGGTGCTGCAATGAACTCTTACGCTATGCAAATCATGGCAGGTTGTTGCGCTCAGTATGGTATTGATCTTTCGGCTGTGCTTGCTCAGTACGGATTCTCTTTCTCATACGATCAGCGTTTAGCGACTGCATTGGGTGGACAAACTCAGAACTTAATTACTATTCCAGGTGCTATTCAATTGCTGTCTTACAATCTTGCTTCTTGGAATCAAGGTTTGGCAGATTCAATGAAAGGTGGAATGGGTTACTCACGTACTCAGGTGTTCTTACCTTCAGGATTGCCAGTTGATCTTACAATGAAAGATGATTGCGGTAACTTGTCTATCGTAATGACTTTCACTGGTAAGGTTGTAACTATGCCTGATGATGTATTCGAGGCTTCTGATAAGTATGCAGGTGTTAAATTTGTAAATCAAGTTAGCATCGTAAACCCGTAGTAAGTCCTGAGTATTTATTACTTCAGGACGGGGAGAACGTGCTTCTCCAAAATGACGATGACATACTATTAAATTAACGAAAAGGGTGCGGTTTATATCGCATCCTTTTTTGTTATCTTTGACCAACACTATTCGATATGTGCGAATCAACACTATTAGGACTTAAGGGCTGCAATGCGACCGAACCTACCACGGGATTGTATCTCGATGATTTGGGTATAACTCAGTCATTGCTTGGTCAATTAATTACCGATCAGTATCAGAACGGGGTTGAACTGTTTGAGGCTAAACGGTCATTCGCTTGGAGACAATTGCAATCCAAGATGATGACGGCTATTGCAACTCATATCAAACCCAATACTATTATTGAGGGCAAACGAGTAGGGCAGTTCAATTCGAATCCTGCTGTTGCTGTAACGGCTAAAGGCGCAGGTCAATGGGTTGGGATTCGTTTGAAGATAACGCCACAATCGACTTCTTTCTTGGAGTTGTATTTAGACAATATAATTATTCACGGCACTGCCACAAATATCGCTGTTAAGGTTTTCGATCTATACACTAAAAAGTTGATCGATACTTTTACGGTTCTTTCCGGTGGTGCAGAACAGTTCGTTCAGAAGAACTTTAAGTCAGCCCGTAGAGCGACAGAAATTGCGATTGTTTACGAAAGTACGTTCGACACTTTACGAATGATCCCGAAGCAGGGTAGTTGTTTAGACTGTGGTGGAAATCCTAAATATTCTCACATGTGTCCGTTCGTTGATGCGTTGGGCGTGGTGTTAACGATTGCTGCTGATACTGTTCAAACGGTTACCTCAACACCTTACACTTGGGGTATGTCGTTAAATTACAATGTTAATTGTGATCGTAACTCTTGGCTGTGTTCAATTGGTGCAAGCTTATCGATGTCGTTGGCTTACTTAACGGCTGTTGAGATTGTCGGATATGGGTTGACTGTATCGACTACACAACGATCAAATACGGCTGTAACGATTTCTGCTGAACAATTAACTCAAATGCAATCGGCTTACACGGCTCGGTTTAATGAAGAGTTTAATGCAGTGCTTCAGCATATTCAGTTACCTCAAGATACTTATTGCTTTGATTGCCGTAGAACAAGTCAATACGTAACAGCACTACCGTGACAATCGAAGAACTTAACAAAGACTTAGAACAAGCAGCATCGGATTTAACGACCGTGTTTGCAGGGTTCTATTTGTGTGCAGCCGATCTAAAGGACGCAATGCAAGAAAGGATCTTTGTTAAGTCTACCGGTGCTGATGGGCAACAATTACCGTCAAAACCTTATAGTACCGAACCCATCTATGTCAGCCCTGATGTAACGATTAGATCCCTTGCAGCTTTTCAGGTTGGAAAGACTGGCAAGAAGATTAAATCGGCATACTTTCCGAACGGTTATAATCAATTAAAGCAAGCAAGTGGAAGACCTCCATTGGAACTTTCAAACAACCTTGCTAATGACTTTCGAAACACTCCACAAGTCGATCAATTTAATACGGTCAAAATTCTGGTCGATGAGAATAATGTCGGCAAGATTGCAGGACTTGAAAAGCTTTATGGAGAAATATTCTTTCCGACTGAGGACGAACTAAACGATCTTGTTTATTGCATTGAAATTCAGACGGCACAAACACTTGAACGATGAACGTATTAAAAGCCATAATTGAAAGGTTAAATCAGAAGTTGGACGCAAGCAATTTGTTTCCATCTATTTATGGTATCGCTTCACCTGATCCGAATAATGCTAAATCATTCTTAGCTTACGATGGTAATGGGCAGAACTTACTTACTGCTGACTACGATAAAACCGATGGTACTTGCTTTTGGACTTTACGTTCTGCTGTATCTGTTCGTAAGGCTGATGCGGTTCAAGTTGTGGCGTGCCAAGATATGTACGTTACGACCTTTCCGCTCCGGGCTTATACGATAGTTAAGAAAACATCACTACCGTGCGATTCGAACGCTACTGAAGGGTACGTGATGGATATGTTTTGGAAGTACGTTCAAGGCAAGGACACGGCATTACGATCAAACATTGGCGTTACGGATATTTACTTTCGCCCCGTATCGGTTAGCCCTAACACACCGGATCTACCCAAACAATTTGAATACGTTACTTTATACTTCGATCTTGATGTTGAGGTAACGGCTCAACTGATTGAAGGATGTTACGATGAGTGCGGTGTAAATCCTATTCCATTGCCTGATGGATCTTGTCCACCTATCAATAGAGTTGTAAGTGTAACTGGATTAGATACGGATAATACCGATCCATCTCGACCGATCGTAAAGATTTCGGTTGATGGTACAACAATTATCGGTGAAGGAACTCCTGCCAATCCACTAATCGCTATTGGTGGCGGTGGTGGTGGTGGTGCTTTGATTGCCTTGCCATTTACCACAGATCACTTGGCTGCTACGGGCAATGCTTATGCGATTGGTAACATTGTTTGGTATCTTGGCAATGTTTACCGATGTATCGCTGCGAATGATTCCATCCTTCCAACAAATACAACCTATTGGGTTAATCTTGGTGCAGGCTTTGCAACGGTTCAACAGCCATCAGATTGGAACGCATCAAGTGGGAACAATCAGATCCTAAACAAGCCAAATATTCCTGTTTTGCCTTCTACTATTGTTGAATCAGTAACAGCAACAGCACCATTAACATCTTCGGGCGGTGCAAATCCTGATCTTGCAATACCGCAAGCAACGGCATCGGATGACGGCTATTTAGATAGTGCTGATTGGTCAACTTTTAACGGCAAGTTCGATGTTCCAACGGGAACGAATACAGACTATCTTGATGGAACGGGAACACCAACACCATTCCCGACAATTCCAACGGGTACTGTTACATCGGTAGATCTTACAATGCCTGCTGCATTCTCGGTTACTGGCAATCCAGTTACAACAAGCGGAACATTAGCAGTAGCAGCAGCAGGATTAAGCACACAATACATCAGAGGAGATGGGCAACTTGCTAACTTTCCAACATCGGGAGGCGGTGGATCTTCACTTAACTACTACCTCAACGGCTCTGTAAGTCAAGGCACTTTGGACGGTGTGGCGTTTAAGCAAATGAGCAGCACTCCCGTAATTGGAGGAGGTACAAACTTTAGTATCAGTTCTGATGGTTACATTGAATCATTCATTACTGATGCAAGTGTGCCTAATCAGTTAGCAATTCCTGCTGGGAATTGGCTTTTTGAAATGTATTTTCAAGCAAACAACAGCGGTGGATCTCCGAGGTTTTATGTTGAACTTTGGAAGTTAAGTGCAGGCACTTTGAGTTTAATTTCTTCAAGTGTTACAAATCCTGAGTTCATCACTAATGGAAATCAAATTGATTTATACACCACTGCTCTTGCTGTTCCAAGCACAGTCTTGCTTGCTGCCGATAGACTTGCAATAAGAGTTTATGTGATTACTTCTGGAAAGACAATCACTTTACATACTGAAAACAGTAATCTTTGTGAAGTCATTACTACATTCTCAACTGGCATCAATGCTCTTAACGGCTTAACAGTGCAAGTGCAGAACTTAGCAGTTGGAACTTCGGGTACTGACTTCGCTATAAGTTCAGCAAGCAGCACTCACACCTTTAACCTACCAACTGCATCAGCATCCAATAGAGGGGCTTTAAGTAGTGGCGATTGGTCAACCTTTAATGGTAAATTTAACACGCCATCAGGAACGACTGCTCAGTATGTGCGAGGCGATGGATCGCTTGCAACCTTTCCGACTGCACCAACTATCTACAAAAGCACAACAGACCAAACAGCAGTAACGGGAGTTACGACAAACACTAAAGTTGTGGGCGTGCTTATCCCTGCAAATACAATAACAACGGGCGCAATCGTGGAGATTAAGGCGAGGGCAGGAAAAACAGGATCGATAGGGCTTATGACATTAAGAGTTTATGCAAATACAGCAGATTCGATAGTTTCGCCTGCTCCAACACTTTTAACTACATCAACAACACCTGCTCCATCTTCGACCTTTATGTCAATTAATCGAATTGCTGTTGTTAAATCTTCTATAAACACTCAAACTGCTCAGGCAACTGTCAACATAATAAGTGAATTTATTGGCGGTACAGCAAGTTTAACTAACTCTAATATTGATTGGACTGTTGCGCAATACATTATCTTTGCTATTCAGAATAGTAGTGCGCTCGATTCAACTGTTCTATCTTACTACGAAATCGAAATTAAATGATAGACATCACAATTAACGCAACACAACTAAGTTATTCGTCATCGGTTATCGGCTTGTTTTCTGCCGACTATCAGAGAGATGAGATTGATATTGTCGATGATAATTCTATTCATATTCCAACCGATCAAGGTGTTATCTTGTTGAATGTTGGTCAATATACTTTTAATGGCTTGGCGTTTACTAATTCTGTTGATGCGCTTGCCTTGATTATTTCTTTGTAATTTTGTAAAAAACTAAAACACTATGTCAGGCAAGAAAGTTACCGAATTACCAGTGTTAGCAACCGCAGCAACTGATGATGTGATCTATGTTGTTGATACATCAACAAACACTTCTAAGCAAATTGCTGTTGAGGATATCTATTCTGGTATGCCACAATTAGATAGCGGTGTGTTTACGCCTGTTATTTCAAACATCCAAAATTCTGCTATTATAGATCCATCACAAGGACTGTACAGTCGTGTTGGAGATGTAGTTACAATGACCTTTGGAATTAATATTGAAATGGATGTAGCAGAATCAACAACTACATTTGATTTTACTTTACCTATTGCATCAAATTTTACATTATCTAATCAGCTTCTTGGAAGTTGTAATGTTGATTCTAATATAAGTATTCTGTACGCTAAATCTTCTTCAACTATTGGAAGGGTAGAAGTTCAAACAACTTCGGCAGGTGTTTTAATGCCTGATTTACAACTTATGATTCAATATCAAATAATACCTTAATGCGCTCAACATCCATCAACGGCTTGAAGATCATCGAAACCGCCCGTAAAGAAATAGGGCAAACTGAAAAGCCAATCAATAGCAACAAGACCAAGTACGGCAAATGGGCAGGTCTTGACGGCGTGGCGTGGTGCGGTTTATTCTGCTCGTGGGTTTACGAAATGGCAGGCAACCCAATGCCTAAAATCGGATTTCGTTTTAATGGATTCGCAGGATGCCAAACAGCCGTAGCGTATTTCAGAACGAATAAGAAGATTGTTACAGAACCGCAAGAAGGTGACTTGGTTTTCTTTGATTGGAACGGAGATAAACGCCACGATCACGTAGGATTGTTCGTTAAATGGATCGACAAAGACACAATCGAAACAATTGAAGGAAACACGGCTATCGGAAACGATTCAAACGGTGGCAATGTAATGATTCGGAAACGACACAAAAGATTCTGTTTGTTCGTTCGTCCTTAAAACCTTACACACCTCAACTCGAACCGATATTTAGCAAAACCAAACAAACTTCTGAGCGTATAATTGTAGAATAAAACCTACGATTATGCGCTTTTTACTTTTACTTCTATTAACTACCAACCTTTCCGCCCAGTGTGAAACGGATCTGAACGGTCGTGCTTATTTAGGTATACCAAGCTTTTTCAGTTTGTACTTTAGTGGGCAATGTGTTGAGCGTAACATGGGAGATACTACTATCTGCGTTAAGTTTCCACCTCAATCGGTCGGAATGGTGGCAGGTTTTAGTTATTCATCTCCAAGTGGTCAACCTGCATTCGTGACGGCTATCAATCAATACCGAACTGATTGCGAACTATTCGAACAAAGCCCGTTAATTTACCCTTCCACGGATACTACAATCGTTTGCTATACTATTGATGCGGTTCTGATCGATAACTTCTGCCCTTATGCGATTCTTTCACCTGGTTTAAGTGTAGATTTTTGCAGCATCGAAGCACAATACGAACAAAACTTTATAAGACTTCACTTTGCAACATGCTCAAACACCGGAACACTAAGATATGATGTAGTTATTTCAGGCGATTTAACGAATTGGAAAACTATTTACACGTTACAACCCGATCAAGTCAATTCGAGCGATCTAACGGACTATAACCTGACAATTCCGTACAACATTGGAGGGCTTCAGTACATCGCAGTTCGTGAAATTGACTACGAAGGACGATCTACAGTTTCAGATATTGCAGTTTTGATCGTTCCGGAAGTGGTAAGCAATCAAATCGGCTTCGATATTCTCGGTCGATCTGTGAACAATTCAAATTATCTTTACATAGTAAAACCAACCCGATGAATATCAGTAAATTTCGGCAAATCTTAGACCTGATCCTTGACTATTGGACACGGACGGTCGGAGCAGCACTCGGTCTTATTGCCTTGTTGCTATATCTTTTTAATCAAATAGACGAGCCGACATTTTATAAGTTCATTGGTGCGATGGTAGCCATTGGAGTGATACCCAAAACAAGCAAAAAAAATGAAACAGATGAGGGATAACGGAATAACTTACGACACTTTGCTTCACCGCATACCATCGGACACAGACACCGTTTCTTTTTATCGTGTTGTTGCTGTGGGCAAAGACTACCATTCTTACTTTACCGTTAACCACGGCATGGTAACAAAGGTCTATGTAACAGAACGAGGGGACACTTTCTATTATTATGATTATTCTCCTACGATTGAATCCCTTACCTTTAACGTAAAATTGCATAACGCTCAAAGGTCTATGGATGCTCACGATACAATTATACCTGGAACAATCGCACCGATTGGTGACACTCGGTTAACCTCTGAGTTTATCGAATTACCTCAACCGGTTACTGTAAATGTTAAGCACGATCATAGTGTTGAGTGTACTGGAGGCTTGATATTCTTATCAATCTTAGCGACTTCAATGTACATTGTTCGTTCAGCAGCTTGTTGGAATGAGTTTGCAGTGAAGTTTCGAACGATACTAACCGCCTGATCTTATTAGCCTCGAATGTTTCGGGGCTTTTTTTTGCACAATAACCCCTATATTAGCAACAAAATTCATATCTATAGTGTCAGCATTATTTCTACTTGAAAATTCCGCTTCATGCCTCTATGCAAAGATGGGTGTTGATAAGGTTTTCACATATCGGAACGACCTATTTAAGTCTAATTTTGCACACATTAAACCGCTTGAGTTCGATCATCTTGTTTCGGATGATGAAGATACTGACGAGATCCAATTAGCATTTGATCGGGCAAAGAAAATCCCGAACAATCCGAGGGTTTTTAATTGTCGAACCTTAAAACGTAACGGAGTACACCAGTGGATCGTTTGGGAAGTGTGTTTTATAATGGGCGAATATCATTTGTTAGGTGTGATGCTTTACGATGTGGTAAGTTCTACATCGCATCAATATGAAAAGTTAAAGAAGCAATTGGAAGATGTGAAGTCGATCATTGCTCACGACCTAAGACAGCCGTTAAGATCCATAGTAGGTCTTAACTCATTGCTTCAACAAGTGGATAAAAAGACCGAACCCCGTGAATATGCTAATCTTTTACGGATGCTTAACGAATCAACTCAACAGCTTGATGATGTTTTTAAACGTGCGATTGAACGTGGAGAAATAGGTATTAACCCCGATTAAACCTATTACCCTAAATGGCTATATTTACCCATGCAGAACACAGTTGTTATTAGTGAAACCGATAAGCGGTTGTATGAGGTTGTAAGATACCGATTCAATAATAAGTTGTTAAGTATAAATGGGTGTATTCGTGTGTTGAGGTCTGTTGTTTCGGATCGGGAATATTTCGAGCAAGTCGGAAAGCATGAATTTTTAAGGTCGTTACAATTAGAATAGTTATATCTTTGTCGTGTTCGTAGGGGTTACGGAAAAGCAGAAGGGGTGTTGGCATTAGCCGCCCCTTCTGTGTTTTTATTTAGTTGATGTTTAGCGTGTTGTAATTATTTTAATCGTGTATTGTCGGTGGTATTATGCTGTTGTGTACGTTTGTAATCTAAACAAAACACTATGTCAAAACTAATAGTAGAAGCAGTAAACGAAAATGATGATGGTTTTAAATTGATATTTCTTTCAGATATAAGAGATGGTGAACCTGAATTTCAATTTGATCTTTTAGATAAAAATGATAATCCCATTTTTTCAGATCAAATATCAATTTCTAATGACGAGGCAAGGGTTTTAATTTCATTTTTAACATCTGTTTTAAATAATAAACCATTTTAATTTTTAGCCCCATGACCAACCGACTAACCCAAAAGACACGACCGATTAAAGTAGAACAGATTGGAGATAAGTTTAAAGTTTCCGTTGAATTTAAGAAAGATACATTCAGCACGGTAACCAATAAACGACATCCAGTAAAAGTAATTCAGCAAGGTAAATGCTCAGGTATTTTAACTTTGCAAGATGCGTACGAAATCATCTACGATCAAATCATTAACGACAACCAACTACGATGAAGCTATCTAATCAAACCGTTATAGTTTTAATGTGTCTAATAGGAATATCGATACTTACTTCAATTGGTGTGTTTATTTACCACATCACTCGAAACGAATTGAAGAACCCTAAGAACGATAATTTATGACAGTCCCCGAACCTAAAGAACTTAAGGATATCGTTCATCAAATGCGATGGAACTCTATTCCTAAATCTGCAATCTGTCAAGTTCTATTTGAACGCTACGATCTAAAGTGGCACGAAATCGCTTTTGCTATGGGCTTACAGAAACAAGTCGATGTGGATCGGTTGAAACAACAGCATCGTAAACTAATTAGATCAAACGAAGAATATCAAACCATCTACAAACAAATCAAATGAAAATAATTGCAACGATCTTAATTCTATGCGTACTAACGTCATGCGTAACTGAACGCAAACGGCTGAAGATATGCGAGAACTGCCCGACCAAAATTGAAACGATTGTACGTGATAGCATCGTTCAGAAAGATTCGATCATTGTATTGCCAGGTGAAACGATTACGGAATACATCCGGATCGAATGTCCTGATGGTGCGAAGCCAAAAGTAACGACTAAATCCAAGTCGGGTAAACGTGGTAAGCTTGAAACTAAAATGATCGATCCAAACACTATCAAAGCAGATTGCGTTATCGATTCTGCTGCTGTCGTTTTAACTTGGAACGAAACGCACCGAACCATCAAGACTGAAAAGGTTCTACCTACACCGGTTAATTGCTACGATTGGAAGGATATGATTATAGCGATCGTTTTAAGTTTGATCGGTTGCGGAATATTTGGAGCGTGGTTCGTTTGGATAAAACGGGATAGAAAAGAATAACTACATTATAACCAACAACAACCTGAGCCGATCTAACAAGTCGGCTTTTTTATTGAAATTAATCGTTCTAATTATCAGCATATTAACAAAGAAACAAACATAAAAATAGCATCCAATGTCAGACGTATTAATAATATGTGTACGTTTGTTCTATCAAATAACAAGAACGAATTAGCCCCATGACAACTATCACAAATTTAACCGGAAGTAAAGCAGTAAATATCTCAACTGATTCAACTGGAAAAGTAAGAGCGATGTACATTCAAATCTATCAAGGACACGAACAAGTGCTTCAATCAAAAACATTTGCTTCAGTAAAGAGTGCAGAAAAATGGGCTAATTCAATCTTAAACTAATAACCCCACAACCTCAACCCCATGACACACTACTTTAAACTAATTGGCAAGCCCGTTTATTTCGGGTACTGTAACGGTCGGACGATCCGAATTAAATTAAATCCACATTCCATTACAGTTTTCCCACGTGCGGAATCGGATGACTACCAAATCTTCTCAGCAGGTTCAGAAGATTACGAAGCGATCGGAGCAGAAAGATTTAGCAACATCCTAACCGAAGCCAACGAAATTATTCAGAAAGAAATCCAACTTCAACTATCACTTTCAATCATCAAGAACTAACCCCGATGGAAACACTAACCCACTACAAGAAACTACGCAACCCTGACTACATGGGAGCGTACTGCATGCCAACTGACGGAGGCGAAATTATACTAACGATTAAGTCCGTGCGTGTCGAATCCGTTGCGAATCCTGACGGTAAGAAATCAGATTGCACCGTTGTTCACTGGATGGAACAGAATTGGAAACCGATGATTCTGAACGCAACTAACAGTAAGACAATTTCCAAGCTTGCAAAGTCACCATTTATTGAAAAGTGGCAAGGCTTACAAGTTCAGATTTACACCGCTAAGATCAAAGCTTTCGGAGAAGAACATGATGCGTTACGAATCAGAACATTTGCACCGAAGCCAACCGCAGGACCTACACCCGATCCGATCATTGACGAACTGGCAATCAAGGAATCGATCGATAAGTTAAACACCTGCACTACCGAGGAAGGACTAACCGCAATGTTTAGATCATTCACGCCACAGATGCAGAAGATCGATTCTATTATTAAAGAAGCGAAGATGGTTAAAGACATGATTAAAGCGACTGAACAATGATACTGCACAACATCGAACAAAGAACAGCCGAATGGTATCAGATACGAGTAGGCAAAGTTACCGGATCAGAATTCAAAAAAGTAATGTCAAAGAATTGGATGGACTATGCCGATAAGATCGCAGCCGAACAATTGACCGGATCAAGCCTTGACGATGAAGATGGATTCGTAAGTTATGACATGCAACGTGGAATCGATTTAGAGCCATTAGCCGCAGCAGAATATCAACAGCGCAACAATATTCAACTTGATCTATACGGCTTTATTCAGTCATCTAAATTTGAGCATTTAGGACTTAGCCCCGATGCAGTTGGTTTAGAAGTTTCTTTCGGTGTTGAGATCAAAGCACCTAACGTAGCAACTCACATTCGATACATTCGCCACGAAAAGATTCCTGCAAACTATTACGATCAGATTCTATGCTATTTCGTAGTGTGCGATTCCATCCGACACGTTGACTTTGTTTCTTATTGCCCCGATCTTGAACAATACCCGTACTGGCAGAAACGAATTACACGGGATGAAATGCAAACCGAAATCGAACAAGCCGAACAATCGCTTACCAAATTCTTCAGACAAGTAGAAACCGTTAAAACCCTTATCACACAATGAGAAAGCAACTAAATAATACCGTATGTGCTGAACTCGCACAGAACTTCAAGCCGTTTAAAGTAAGACGCAATCCGTTAAAGCCTCAGAACGGATTCAAAACCTCTACAACTTACAAAGTAACTGAACTGCGTAAGAACGCACTTAACCAGTGGGTAGTTCGATTTATATCTTCTAAGCACGATTGGTTGGCTGAAAACTTTGATTTGATCGTAGAGAAACTACCCGAACCGAAACGAGTTTTAAGTGGTTATGATGAACGAGGACAAATGGTAATAGGAGAATACTCACATACCGATCAAGACGCTTTTACTCACGTTAAATATTATGACAGCACAATTAAGTTAGTCGCTGTTGAGGTTGATCCAATTCAATTCAAAGCAAAGCAGATCGATGATAAACTTACAACGCTTTATGAGTTTAAGCCTAAACAACCGAACCCCGACAATCAAACTGTTAAGTCATTGGTTCAATACGTTTCAGAAAACAAAGATTCAATGAGTAAGGAATCGCTTATGCACTTTGCCAATCTTATCGGACTTGTTAAACTCGGAGCATTATGAGCAGACAACGATCAGGACGCACCGGAGTAAAAGAAGAAGTCGTAGTTGATTATTTCGATTTTTCTTTACTTGTTAGAGGCTATTACATCGAAGGAGAAAAAGCCGATAGAGATTATCCAGGTACTGCTTCAGACTTCGAAATTGAAAGCATAACATTAATCGAAGGAACATTACTTGACATTATTGACCAAGCACTTAACCATGATGAATTGGTTAACGACTGCATAAAAGAAATCGAACGATCATGAACTTCACACTTAAAACAATTCATCAGGTAATCAAGGAAGAATTACCTGAACCGTATTTATCACTCGCCAATAAATACACTACACAGAATAGGATTGTCCGAGATCTTCCCGATGCGATACTAAAATTAGTACCGTGGCAACCATCCGGCACAGACGAGGGTTATCAATTTTGGGAGCATATTTATTTATGGGCTAAAGGAATCAGAAAGACCTTACCTGAATTTCTTGATGCTCCAGTTAAGGTAAAATCCTACAGCTTCAATTCAAGATACAACGATTGTCTTAACGAGGCGAAATTAGCAAACTCAATCATCGTTAAAATGTTTGGTCGTGTTCTGCTAAATCGGGAAATTGATGAAGTCTACAAGCGTTACATTATCTTCAATTATCTTCTTTCAATCCGTGGGGATAGGTTTGGGTTTGCAATGATCGGACGAGCTGTTGCAGAAGCGATTGGAAGATCAACACCTTTTAACCATTCTACGGTCTATCATGCCCAATTGTCAGAATCAAATCTTATCGATACAAACGATTCGACCTACCTAATGATGAAGCGAGTGTTCGATCACGAAATGATGATGAACAGCGCAGTTGAATGGCACGAAGATGTTATTGATTACTAAATAATTCTTATCTTTACAGCACGTTCAGAGGTGAGAGCCTGAACCCGCAAGACATTAACCGCCCAATGGCGGCTACGTCAGAAAGTAGTTAACGCTACTATCTGCTCTCACCGTAGCCTTCATTGGGCTTTTGCGTTTTAATATGAACAATACAGATCGAATAATTATAAAGCAATATGATTTAGAAATGGGAAGGCTTCACGGAGCGATCACACCAAATATGAATCGTGAAACATTAATTTCTTCTATTGTAATTTTACAGAAGTTTTTGTTGATGCCCGATGATGTAAAACTTGAAAAGGCAAAAAAGTATTTTAACGATCCAAAGCCTTTTTAAAATGTTTAACTACTTCAATTATTTCTATCATTGGATAGAAGAAAATCCCGATAAGGTCGATCCGTATATTACTGCAGTTTATTTTGCATTGCTTAACCGTGCAAATAAGTCAGGATGGAAAGATAAGTTTGCAATCATTCTTGTTGACCTGCAGGAAACTTGCGGAATCAATTCACGAACTACAATGTTAAAAACACTTGCTCGGTTAGAAGAATTTGGATTTCTGCAGACTGTTTCAACCACAACAAATCAATACAAAAATAGAGTAATATGCCTTCCATTAAATGAAAAGCACTTGGATAGCACGTGGAAAGCAGATGAAAAGCACGTGGATATCACTTGGACACATAATAAGACTATTAAGATAGATAAGACTATAAAGACTATAAAGACCAAAGGGGCGGATTTAAGTAAGGTCTATTCTGAAAACGAATTAGTCAATAAGCACTTCATCGATTTTCTGCAGAACAGAATCGAAATAAAGAAACCCGCTACTCAACGTGCTGCAGATTTATTAGTTACCGAAATGCGTAAACTTTACAAAACACCCGATGAAGCAATACAAGGAATTAATCAATCAATAATGAAAGGATGGACTGGATTATTTCCAGTAGGTTCGCAAAATAACAAACCTCAACAACCTGCCCAATTCTCACGGGCATCACTAAACCACTTCGTATGAAACAAGCAATCGACATAGAACAACGAGTTATATCACTCCTGCTCACTACTGAAAATCCTGAACATGATTTCTTTGCCTACATCAAGAAAGATTATTTCACAACTGAGCAATACATCAAAGCTTACGAATTAATCGAACTTCTCAGAGCCGATAAGAAGCCAGTAAACATAACTTCATTCACGCACCTAAATCGGGAAAAGAAATTACTATCACATCCCGACCATATTAAGATCATCACATCATCTGACACGCTATCATACGGTGAACCATTTATGTATTACGTCCACGAACTTCGTGAGGCATACATCAAACGTGAAATAAGCAGAATCGTTACAGAAGAATCAGTCGGACTATACGATCGAATCGATGCTTCACAATCAGCTGCCACCATCGTCAAGAAACTGACCGAACTTATGGACACTGGTACAACCTCGGATAACATCATTACCATTTCAGAACTTACCCGAAATGAACGTGAAGCATACTTCAGACGGCAATCACTTAATCAAGCAGGCAAGACTTCAGGGATCGAAACGGGACTATCAGCACTCAATAAGTTCACCGGTGGTTGGCAATCTGAATTTATAATCTTAGCAGGTCGACCATCGATGGGTAAGACAGCACTTGCATTATTTCACGCAATGCGATCTGAAGAACCTGGCATTTACATTAATCTCGAAATGGGACAATCTCAACTTTCGCAAAGGTTGATTCTCCAATACTCGGACGGAATGATTAACTCAGCACGACTTCGAGATGGTAACTTAACTCAACCCGAACTACACGCTTTTGAATCCACCATTTCAAAAATAGAAAACAAGCCGTTTACAATTTACGATAAGCCTCGATGCGGTGTTCATGAAGCGATAAGGGTAATTCGTAGGGAAGCAAGAAAAGGACGGTGCAAATGGGTTGTAATCGATTACCTGCAACTAATGACAATCGAAGGTTACAGAGGCGGAAATCGTGAAGCCGAAGTAGCAGAAATTAGTAAGACACTCAAAGCAGCACAGAAAGAACTTGGAATCCCGATAATAGCCCTTGCACAGTTGAGCCGTCAAGTAGAGCAACGAGCCGATAAGAAACCAATGCTCTCCGATCTTCGAGAATCAGGATCACTTGAACAAGATGCGGACACTGTATGCTTCGTTTACCGTCCTGCTTACTACGACTTGAAAAAAGAAGATGGAGGTGAATACACTAACGAGATATTTTACCTTTTTGAAAAGCATCGACAAGGTGCAACTGGGACTGTTGAGTTTAGGCATAACCAATACATGACCGATTTCTTTGATGCAAAACAAGAACCTTTCAACTCTTACCTACCCGTAGCAGAATCCACATCACTAAACCACATAAGACAAAATGAAGATCTACCATTCTAACGAATTCGTCAATGTAAGTATTGACAAGACTAAGCAATTGATTGAACTTAACGCTTTGACAGATGAAGAAATATCTCAACTTTATCCGGAACTATCTAAGACACTTAATCGAGATGAAATTATAAAAGCCGTTGTGTTCGGTATCGAAAATAATAACCCTTAATGTTGCCCGTGTTATTTATTTGTGTACGTTTGTTGAAAGATTAGACTATGGCACGACTGAAGAAATACAATGAAGCAACTAAGCACCTTAGTAAACGAGTTCCGGCAAGTCAGTTAAAGAAGTGCCACGAATTAATTGATGAATACCTAACCCCATTTGAAGCACCGAAAGATGATCGAACTTATAAACCAACCGAGCCAAAAGGCACAATTTAACTTAAAAGGTTTAACAGTTCTTTCTTTATTTGATGGTATGAGTTGCGGACAACAAGCACTTAAACGTGCTGGTATTGGTGTATCTGAATACTATGCATCCGAAATTGATAAACACGCCATAGCCGTTACCATGCACAACTATCCAAACACAAAGCAGTTGGGAAGTGTTGTTAACGTGGATGGTTACTCATTGCCTAAGATTGATCTTTTAATAGGAGGATCTCCTTGTCAAAGTTTTTCATTTGCCGGAAAGCGTAAAGGAATGTCAACGAAGGATAGTCAAGAAATATTGACTTTGAATCATTACCTACAATTGAAAGCTGAGGGCTTTGAGTTTGAAGGGCAAAGCTATTTGTTTTGGGAGTATATGAGATTGCTGAACGAATGCAAACCAACATACTTTCTGCTTGAGAATGTATTGATGGGCGAAAAATGGGAAAAGGTTTTGAGCAGGGCTATTGGCGTAAATCCTATCGAAATAAACTCTGCATTGGTATCGGCTCAGAACAGAAAGAGATTGTACTGGACGAATATTGGAATGCAACCCAGTGGTTTGTTCGGTGATTTGGAAAGCATAATTAAGCAGCCCAAAGACAAAGGCATATTGCTAAAAGATATACTTGAAATTGAAGTTCATAAAAAGTATTTTTTAAGCGAAAAAACTGTTGCAAAAATTACAAGAACCAACAATGGAGAAAGATGTTTTACAACTGCTGATAAAGCATTATGTCTGGCCGCTGGGTATCACAAACAAGGTAGAGATAATCAATACATCGTAGCAAGTAGAGGAAGAAACCCCGAAAATCCAAAAAGCAGAAAGTCGGGATTAGAAACCGAGCAACAGAACAGAGTTTATGATGCTAATGGGATCAGTCCTGCGTTGTGTGCATATAAATCTGATTTACTGATTACAGGACTTAATGAAAATCAGCAAAAGAAATTTAATACTAACATAAATTCAGACAAAGCCAATACACTTACGCTTGCACAAGGAAGAATGGGCAGCAGTAATGAATATATGGATTCGGTTAGTAAAATTGCTAACATAACATCTGTTATCAGACGACTAACTCCAATAGAATGCGAACGATTGCAGACAGTTGCCGATAATTACACTTCCGTTGTCAGCGACACTCAAAGATATCGGATGCTTGGAAATGGATGGACTGTTGATGTAATTGCTCACATATTCTCTTATTTAAAATAACAAGGACAAATGACTAAAAACGATTGAATCAATTAATCACTAACTTTGTAACGTGAAGATGCCGAAAGACGTAACACTAATAGAAATCATCGCATGGGTAGTATTGGTTACTATCTTATGTGCAGGTGTGAATTTAATGATTAACTGATATGCAGTCTTACATTCCAATTTGGCAAACATTAGGAAGACCAAGAAAGTTCGATAAATCCGAACAACTCTGGGAAACAGCACTCGAATACTTTAAAGCCACAGATCAACGTGTTTGGACTGAAACGGATTGGGTAGGAAAGGACGCAACAGAAGTAGAACGGGTTAAACGAACTCCTTACACTATCGCAGGGTTTTGCGTATTTATAGGTGTTTCAAGGCATTGGTGGAATGAGTTTCGGAAAGTCGCAGAAGAAGATTTTTTGGAAGTCTTTGCACGTATAGAGGATGT